TATAAATTTCATTATTTAAATGATTATCTCTTGCCATCTTAGACATACAATGATTCAAAGCATAATCTTTTAACATAACAGATGTTGCTTCACCAATTCTTCCACCAAAAGAATGTTCATCTACATTAGCATTTTGGTTGTCTATCTGTTCAGATAAAAGCTTTGCCGCAAATAATTTACTTAACTCATTCTGCCTGCGGAGCTCATGCTCATATCGATAACGAATAAAACTTTGAGCTACATCTTTTCTACGAGTGCTCATTAATCCATGTTCACAAAGATCTTGACATTTTTCAACTGAAATTTCTCCGCCATTTTCCTCAGTATAATTCTCAATATAATCTGCTATATTCCAAGCTTTCAAATCTGCATATTCTGTAATTTCACCATCTACATCATAAAAAGCTGCAATAATAGCATTATAAATTCTTTCTTTGTCAAAATTTTGTTTATCACCATTTCTTTTTATTACATACATTATATATCCTCCTTTATGTAAATTAGTTTAAGGCTATAATATATATTTTATAAAAAATTAATAAAAAATTATCTAAAATTGTCAAAAAAATTCCTAACTTTGAATATTTTCTCAATACTTTTGACAGTAGATTCTATATTTAGATTTCTAAGTTTAAAATATTTAATATGTTTTTTATAACAGAAATTTTCAAATTTTCGAAAATTAATACTGTCAACAAACCCTCTTCTTAACATCTCTATACTAATTTTTTTCTCTCGCTTAATAGATCTAATTAATCTAAAGAAAAAATATTCATATAAATAAATGATTAAATATTGATTATTTTTAAAAGCTAATTTTTCAATACTAACAGGATTTAAAATTAAAATATTACATTTATTTTTTTTTAAATTTTGAATTGGAATACCATATTTCCATTTTCTAAACTCTGTTTGTTCTAAATAATTATAACTATTGAATTCTTCTTCTGTACAAAAATGATAATCGATATCATCTTGTTCTCCTAAACGCTTAGGTCTAGTTGTATTACTAAGCACTAAGTTTGGATCATATCCTTTGTTTTGTAAAAAATAGAAAAGAGAACGGGCCACCGAAGTTTTTCCACTGCACGATGGCCCGCAAATTATAATATTATTAATCATTTTCTTTTACCCAATCAAATCTGGGCTTCCCGTCATTATATGAAGTAATAGTTTTTTTACAATGTGAACATCTCCATATGAACTGAGGAGGCATAGTTGTTAGCGATATCGATGGATCTACTTCCATCGGATGCCCGCATTCTGGGCATTCTTCAATTATTCGATAAATCTCTCTAGCACATTCTCGCATTATATTTCCTCCAACTCATCCGCTCTTGCGTATTCCATTTCAATTGTTCCATTTTGATTAACTTTGTTAATTTTATAAAATTGATGACTATTGGAACGCTTATAACTTTTTAAGAAGAACATGTCTCCCCTACGATACCCATTGCAAACACAAAGAGTTCCCTTTTTAAAGAAACTATCCTCAATATAATGTTTCTCTCCATCTTCTCCAATTTGAGAAATCTTCTTCTTTCGAGAAGCATAAAAATCTTTGCTCATTTTAACAGTTACAACACCACTATCAACTGTTAATAAACTTACACAAGATTTAAGATCATCTTTTGCAATGATTGTTCCCATTATTCGATTTGTTTTATAAATTGGAATACTTGCGGCGCCTCGCTTAAACATATAATCAATTATTGGCTCTTCCGGTAAAGTATTATATGAAACAATATTATATAAAGATTGATTTACTTTACTTAATTCATGCGGTGAAGCGTAAAAACTTAAACTATCCATCTCCCATTTTGCTAAATTCCCTGTCGCATATTTTTCCCACATTTCATCAAATAAACTATCATTTAATTTCTTTAATAATTCTTCTGAATGTTCTTTTAGATATTTTTTTGCAGGTTCCATCATTTTATCATATTGTTTTTTCCAAACATTCTTAGATATAACTAAATCTCCATCATCATCAATTTGTAACAAATCAATATCAAAAAACTTCTCATAAAATCTATAATAATTATCTTTAATAACAAAAGTCTCATTTTTTTGTACTTCTTTTAATGCTTTATTATAAATAAAAGTTCTTTTTTGAAGATTTAATTCATCTGGCAATAAATTTCTTTGATTTAACCCATTAAAATTTTGCATTGTAATACGCTTTTTAGGTTCACAAATCATCCAAATATAATCTCTCATAATTTGTTCTCGATCGTCAAATTCATCAAAAGCACCTGATTTAATTAATGCTATAGCCTGAGTTTTATTTACTTTAACTTTGTTTAAAAAATCTTCAAATGATTCATAAGGACGATTATTTATAATTTCTTCAATAATCTCTCCATTAATACCGGACAAACCTTTCATTCCAAAAATAATTTGACCTTTTTCTGGATCTGGTTCAAACATATATTGAGATTTATTAATATCAATTAAAGAAACTTTTATTCCTTTATTTATAACATTTCCAATTGCTCGTGCTACTTTACTATAATTTGTTGAAGAATCTTCTTCTAGACCAGCGTCTACCCGCAAACAAGCCGTATTCCAATAAATAGGATTAAAATACGTTGCTAAGTATGCTGTTTGAAGCCCAATATAACTATAAGCTAAACTATGAATTTTAGAAAAACTATAACCCATTTGTGGACGAATAGCTGTTTCCCAAACGTAAGCACCTAAATTTCTTGACTTAGCTTTACTTAATACTTTTTCATGTAATTCTTCAATACGATTCATCTGTTTTTTTGCACAAATTTTTCTTGCATCATTTGCTTCTTTTAAAGAAAAATTACAAATATTCTCATCCATTAAAATTAACATCATATCTTCTTGCTGCGCAGGCATCGCATAATTTGGAAGATAATATGGTTTTAAAATTTCTACTTCTTCTTTTGAAAGATTCCATTCATTTAATTCTTTATACCATTGTGAAATATCATTTTTCATTCTTTTTATTCGTTCACTTGGAGTTTCTCCGCCCTTTTCAATTGCCACCAATCTCATTGCACTATTAGCGTTAGCCATCTCTTTTGGTGTTTGTGGACGCAACATCTTTACTGTTTGTCCACCAACTTGACTATCAAACTGAAAAAGTTTAAGAATATTTCCATCTGCTATCGCATTCCATATTTTTTCATCATTAACAGGAAGAACTGTTGGATGTAAATATTTATTATAAATTTGACGTAAACTATAATTTGATTCTATTTCTCCATGTTCTTGTAACATTTGTAAACACTGAACGATAACATCTTGAACTTCTGTTACAAGAAAATCATACTTTACATCTCCACAATATTCCGCATCATGAAGAGAATATTGTGTAACAATAGCTCCATTTGTTGCTTTCATAAAACAAGCTGTTTCAAAAGGATCATCTCCATACATATTTACACCAGAAGCATGAATTCCTCTATGGTTAATTAATCCTTCAATATTTTCAATAATATCAATTAATCCAGGATATTTTTTAACTTCTTCAATAAAACGTTTTATTGGCTTTCTGTCTTTTTCTTCGTTTCCATAAATTAAATCATGAATAGGCCAAACAAAACCTCTTTCCTGTGGAGCTAAAGAAGTCATATACTGTGCAATATCTACATCGATACCATCTGGATATTCTTCTGAACGATATCCTCTACACGCAGTTTGAATTGCAGATCGAGTTGACTCAGTTCCATATGTACAAACTTGAACACAACCAAGCTGTCCACGTTCTTTCCTAATTTCTTCAAAAATCTTTTCTCTTTTACTTGGACAAATATCAATATCAATATCTCCAAGCTCAATTCTATCTTTGTTAGAATAACGCCAGTACGGAAGATCTTCTTTGATAGGATCTAGCTGAGTTATTCCCAAAAGAAAATGATTAAGCCCTGCGCAAGCTGATCCTCTACCTGCGCCAACAGTACTTCCACATTCCCAAAATAAATTAATATAATGCTGCAAAAAGATTGGATAAGAAAACATACACGTTTCTAATTTATCGCCAATAACTTTTTGAATATCTGCTTCTTCTTCAAGACGATTTAAATATTCATCATTATATAAATTCAATTCTTTCAGTTTTTCTACACAATAATTTACCCAATAACGCTCTTGTTTATTATCACTTTGAAAAAGATAATCAAGTGTTTGATATCCAAGAGAAGAATTAATCTTAGGATAATCTTTAACTTCTACTTGCGGTACTTGCTGAGAATGAAACAAACTATATGTTTCTATTTTATCATAAATTTCCCAAGTATTCTTTTCAAGTTCATAATAATCTAATCCAGTATCTTTAAGATTTTCAATTACCTCTTCAGTTGACTGTAAATAAGCATATTGATAAAAAGAATCAACTTCTCTTTCCCCGTTTTTTGAATTTAAATAAGCTTTATGAACATTTCTATCTTCTTTTGTTAAATAATGTGCGTCTGTTGTTACAATAATTTTTACATTAAAATATTTAGACAACAGTCCCATTCTACGATTAACAATCATTTGTTCTTTACTTTGAGCTGGCTGTACTTCAAAATAAAAATCATTTCCAAATAAATCTTTACACCAATTAACAAAGTTAATTATTTTAAAATAAGCTTCTGTTTTACCTTGAAGATCTCCATTTTGCTCGGCTTCATCCATTGCTAAAATTAAACCATCAAGCTCTGAACCTAAACAAGCAGTTGACGCAATTAAATTACCTTTTCCATATTTATTAATAATATCTTTTAATTCTGATTTAAGAGTTGGAACTCTTTCTAAACCTCTATCAAAATAAGAATTCTGCCATGCAATTGAAGATAATTCTCTTAGCATCTTATGCCCAATTTGATTTTTTGCTACAAGAATAAAATGCCAATATTTTTGTTTGGAATCTCTTGTATCTGTTAAATAAATTTCATTTCCTTTTCCAACTTTAAAATCAGGATGTTCTTTTTGAATTTCTTTTTCATATTTATCAATAACAACATGCCCGCCTAAACTTTCATGATCTGTAATGCAAATACCTTTTAATCCTAATTCAATTGCTTTATCAATTAGTTTAGTCGGAAAATTAATACAGTCCAACAAACGTATATTAGAATAATGAGTATGAGCATGAACTTCAAAACGACCCATTATCCACCACCTTTTCTATAATGCCTTTATTTATAAAAGTATTATAGCATAAAACTTGTTTTTCGTCAACTAAAAAATCCATTCTTGTCTACATTCATAATCTTCTAAGAATATTTGCGGCTTACGCTTACCATTCCATTCATTAATGGCACAGGTTCCAATTACAGTTAAAAGTTGGTTTGGTTTTAATAGTTCATTATAAAAATTTTCATTTGTAAAAAACTTAAGAATCTCTATTCCACTTGGCAATACAATTTTAACCGTATTTTTCTTTGTTCCCATTAACTGAACAGAACATTGAGATAAATCTATATTTTCAATGCAAATATAAGGTTCAGCGACAGCTTGCCCCCAGCATTGTTTCATATCTCCAATAGTTAAGATAGCATTACTATTTATATCATACATATTCCAAATATAATCCACATAATAAGTAGGTTCATGGCTAATTCCTTCAAGACATTTATTCATATAATCTGTAAAATCATTAATGTTTTTAGAAGGAATTGAACATCCGTGTGCCTTTGAATGACCTTGCGCATAATCTACTAAACCACTATCTTCAATAATTTGACGCAAGTTATCAATTGAACTATAACTACTATCTCTACCAGATCCTCTGTAACTATTTGTTTCTTCGTCATAGACAAGCACAAGTGCAGGACGTTGATATTCATTTGCAATTTTTGTTGCAGCAAGTCCCGCAATTGAATGTGAAATTTCACCGGGCTGACAAAGACACATAATAAAATTGTTATTATTTAAATTATTATCCTTAATCTTTTTTTCCAATAGCAACATAGAATTATCTTGTTCTTTATTTTGTCTTGCTTTTACATTTGCGGCAATCCGCACACCTTCTTCCCATAAAGGCACTTGTTCTCCTTTATGTCCTCTTTTACCACTTGGAATAAGTTGATAGGCTTTTTGTTCAAGCATAGATTCAAAGACTAATTTTCTTTCTTCTAGCGTTCCTGAGCGCACACATGCATTAATAAAAGGAGTTACATACCAAGCAACGCCATTAAAGGTACACCCTCCCTTTTTTTCCATAGAAAAAGCATTTTTTTCTACCATACCTTTAAAAAATGGATTTTTTATATTTTTTAACCCAATATCAATAATAGCTTTATTTTCTACATTATTAAAGGGCATGACGTCTGATAAGATTCCTAAAGCAGCTAAATCTATAAAATTATTTGCCTTATTATATCCATATATTTCGTCAAAACACCTACAAAATTGCCAAGTAACACCAGCTCCCGACAATCCCTTATTCCAATAGTTAGAACAAAGTTGATTATTTACAGTAATAACATACTCAAGTGCGGCATCCGTTCCTTCGTGATGGTCAAGAACAATTATTTTTTGAATATTATATTTATCATAAAGGAGTTGCATTTGTTCGTGATCATTTGTCGCAGCATCAGGACAAATAATCGTTGTAATATTCTGATTTACTGGATTTGTAAATAAACAAGCTTCTAGTCCTTCACAATAATCTTGAAGACCATGTTCTTTGCTTTCATGCATAAAATAATGAACATGATTTTCTGCATACTCTTGAGCTATATTGTAAATATAATTCATTAAAATTGCCGCAGAAGAAAAACCATCTGCATCTGCATCAACAATAATAAGAATATCTTCTTTAGATTCTATAACCTTGTGAATTGCGGCAGCTGCGTGTTCCATATTCCAAAGATTATTCCAAGATTCAACGTCTGATAAATTAGCATGTAACCATCTATCTTGATCTTCTTTTCTTATTTCTCTATTCCTTAAAATATATTCAATTGTATTGTCGATATACTTTAAATTATTTTCATTTATATATTTATACTGCAATTAATTCTCTCCTGTCTTATAGCATTATTCTATTTCTCCATAAAAACAAAAAAGTATCTTTTGTTCTATCTAAAGGGCTTTCTTTATAATTTAATACACCAAACTTATCAAATAATACACTTACATTAACTTTAGAAGAAAATTTATTACCTAATTTTTCTAATTTAACAATTAATTTTTGATAATCTTCGTCCCCTAATTCATGAAAATCTTTATCAAAACCAATACAAAGTTCTTTAATTCCACAATCTAAAAGTAAATTAAATTGATAATTACTAATGTTGCTACCGCACACCGCAACACAAAGATTGTTTTGTAGACCAAAATAAGTCATGCTTTTAAAAACCGATTTTTCTGCTTCAACAACAATGGCAGTTTTTGCTTGTTGAATATTTCGATTACTCCAATTTAAACCAAATAAATTAAATCCTAAAGGAGAATTATATAATTTACCATTGATTCGAGCAGGTCGATATTTTCCATATTTTTCATTCTCTTTAATTAATGTTCTTTGTCGAATTCCAATTAATCTATTATCTTTATCGTAATGAGGGATAATGATACTTCCGTCTATTGGATTATATCTTATTCCCGCATAATCACAAATTTCTTTTGAAATACCTTCTTCTAGCCAAGGAATAATATTAGGTCGAGGGAAATATTTAATAACTTTTTTATCAATTTCTGGTAAAAGAATTTTTTGTTTATCTTTTATTTCTAATTTTGAAATATCTTGATATTTTTTTAATATTTTCCAATCTTCTTCTAAGACAGGATCAAAAATATCCTTTAATTTCCAAGTTAAATTAGCTGATTGAACAACAAAATAAATAGCCGTATTTAAATCAACCTTTTTAACTTTCATTATTAGTTGAAAAATATCCATTGTTTCGCTACAATGAGTCCAACATTTAAATAATTGAGTATTAAAGTAATAATATAATTTTCTACTATCTCCGCCGTGGCAAATTGTTACACATTCAATATGATCATTAACTATTTGCGGCTCTGCCCCAATTAATTCAAGGATATCAAAAACATCATCATCCGTTAAAGATTCTTTTACTTCATCTTTATTATAAGTTATCATTTTACACCTCCACTTCTATTTCCAATGGACGTATATCAGTAATTAATTCATAATCATAGTTTGTAACAAAAATTGTTTCAAATCTACAAGTTGATTTATTCGCAATTTGCCAAAGATAACATCTCACAAAACTTCCTCGTCTATTTTTATATATTGCTAATTTTGTATTAGGAACATCACATCCTAAATCTTTAACAATATTTTCAATTTTTTCTTTATCTTGCTGAGTTACATCAAGAAGAATTGCTCCGAGATCTGCTCGGTCAGAAATAGCCTTTGCTCCTCTTAATAAATTTTGATCTGGTTGAGTGTCTGTTTTCCATTCAGAACTTAACTGAGTACTTGTTAGCACAAATACGTTAAATTGATTTGCAATATCTTTTAATTTTGCAGATAACAGAAATAAGATATTGTCTTCTCGTAACCCCTTAACACCTGCTTTATTACTAATTTCACTTAAGATAGATAATGTTGATTGAAGATAATCTAAAAAAATAAATTGACAGCCATTTAAACGTATATTTCTTTTAATACAATTCTCTACATCTTTTAGAGAATAATCTGGCATATCCACAACATATAAAGATGAATTTTTCAAAATTTGAATAGCTTTTGTTATTCTTTCACGTTCGTAAAATTGAACCTGTCCATTTAATATTTTACCTTCATCCACCCCTGAAATAAAAGCGAGTGCCATCGTTTGAACTTCTGTTAAATCTAGCTCTGTACTAATATACAACACCGACTGACTAATGCCAATCTTTTTCCACTTATTTAATCTTACATCATATATTTCATCACAAGCAATATAACAAGCATCCGCAATCATAGTTCTAGTTTTACCAACGCCAGTAGCGGCACTCCTGATATAATAACATCCTAGCCTTGCCCCTCGACAAACTGTATTAAAAAAATTATCATATAAAGGAGTACCAACGTCTGGTTCCTTCTCTAATTTTTCAAATAATAAATCTAGATTTTCTCCAATAGAACGACTCTCATCTGTTGAATTATCTACTTTTTCTGCGCGAATATTTAAAATTTTATTTTCAATTAAATCTGCTAATTCATTTAAGTTATATCTATCTAGAGTATCTTCTTGATGTTCCTGTAATTTCCCATTAAAAACATCGTCTGGATCATATATCCAAGATACATCCACTCCTACTTCTTCATACGCACGAAGAAGAGTCATTTTTTTCATACGAGAATAATAATATTCAAAATTATCAAGATCCGCAGACTTTGTAATTTCTGCAACCCATTCATTTCCTTTATTTGCTGAATAAATCCCATAACTATTTGGTCTATTTCGTAAATAGTCTTCTATTGATTGCGGGGTTACATGATTAGTTCCCATTTGATGCAAATTAAAAATTGCACCAAAAACCACTTTATGTAAATCATTTGTAAAATCTTCTTCGTTATAAAAATGACTGCCGTCTTCTGTTAACAAATTAGGATTTTGAATTGTACATCCAATAACTTGGAGCGCCGCAGTTGTATCAATATATTTTGAATTTTTTAACATCAGCCCTCCTAATTCAATTTAAAAAATTTTAATCTTTTAGGTTTTGCTATTGGAGTTGGTTTAACAGTTAATTTTATTGAATTAGATAAATTTTGTTTAACAGCTTGATAATCAATATTTTTATTTAATTTTTTATTTTCAGCTTGATTTTTATAATATTGATAAGCTTCTCCAAAAACATAGTCTAAAATTGCTATGCCGCCATTTGCTCTTTCTGGTTTTCCTTGACGAATTTCTATCCAATATTTTAAAGTTTGATAGATCTCTTCGGGAGTTTTTCCTTCTTTAATAAAATGTTTATATTGTAAATTATATTTACCAATATTTAAATTATCTCCCAACCAACTAGAAGCTAATTCAAAAGTTTGTTTTTTAATTAACTCTATTTGACTTTGTTTTTCAGCACAAGTTTTATGAGCATATCTTTTAGACGAAACTTGTACATACTCAGTGTTTTCCCTTTTAAAAGTTTGTCCACAATAAAAGCATTTAACTGGAGCCAATTTTGCCATCGTACCTCCTTAAAATACATTTTAATTAATTATAACACATTTAAAAAGAACAGTCAACAAAAAAGGGTCTATCTTCTTAAAAGATAGACCCCAAGAGAAAAGGTATTTATAGTCCATTGCCTACTTGTTCAACAAGTTCATTATAACATATCTCAAGAAGCTCTACCTGATCAGGTGTAAGATCACTAATTCTTTTTCCCTTCCCAAGTATTTTATTGGTAATATTAACAATTTTAGGTGCCCAAATATTACCAAAGTCATTTCCAGATGCTTCTTGAATTTGTTTTACTAATTTATTAAAATCATTTTTTAGCTTATCAAAATCAAGCTCTTTTTTATTTACAGCTATAGGATTATTTGTAACCAAAGAAGGATCGTTTTCCGCTTCTGCGTCGATTGCTCTATTTAAAGCTTCAACTAACGCATCATAAGTTAAAGGAATTTCTTCTTGCATATACCTAAAACGACTGCCGCAGGCAATAGAATCATCAGAAGAACGAAGCGTTAACACTCTTTGGGATTTACCTTCTGCGTCTCGAACAATATGCGCATAACCATAAATATCTGCCATATTCTCAATAATTGCGTTTACCTTTGCTGGCCCTAAGGAAGGGATAATTTTAGTATATTCACTTCCATCTGGACGAGTAAAAGTAGCATCTTGTGCATGTGAAATAAAAATAACTGCATATCCCATTTGAGCGAGATTATTAAAAATATCTTCAAACTCACTACGCATTAAACTATAAGCCTTACCATAAGGAAGGTCAGAAAGTTCGGCAATCCCTTGTTGACTACAAATATATTTTGTACAATATTTTGCAAGTAAATCAATAGTATCTACAATCAATACTTTAAAACGAGCTTTTACTTCGTCTTTTTTTAGCTCTTTATAAACTTGCCGCATTTCACTCCAAGAAGTAACATCTTGGGCAATAATACCAGCAATTGCGTTATAACCTTTTTCTGCCGCAATTAATAGACTATCTTTCGTTTGCGCGGCAAGGGAGGTCTTTCCCACTTTCGGTGCTCCATAAATATAAGTAATATATCCACTCAAATCACGACTAACTTGATGAGGTTGAATCTGCAATAGATCAATGGCCATTTTTTATCCTTTCTAATTAATTAATTAAAATTCAAAATCTGCCATTGAGGTTGGACTATTTTTCGACTTGGGCTTTCCATCAAAAGGGAGATCAACCCCAGCAAAACTATTATTCCTACTTGCCTGATAGTCTTCATAACGCTGTTTTACATCAGCCAGATGTTCTTGACGAGTCTGCATTTTAGCCTTAAACTCATCTTGTGTAATAGTCATTTCATCCCAAACCTCCATAGGATTTACTGCACATCCAACAAGATCCCAAGAACGAACTGTCCTTGTAGAAATATTAACACTAGGAGCACCCCATGCAGATTCTACTTCTTGTTTTGTCTCAATTGTAGTTGAAATAATCTTTCCCCAAAGATTAGTTAGCATTGGATTGGAATTAGAAATATCCGCATCTTGGAAATACTTGATTCCACCCTTATCTCGAACATTAAATTCTACAGGGATTAGATCATTTCTAAAATTGAATACATATCCCCGAATAGTTAGATAATCATTATCATCTTCATTTTCTTTTTCTGCTACTCCTGCGATTAGCATATCAACATCAAAAGTTGCCCCAAAATTTGGAGTACCAATTACTTCATGAATAAATCCACCTTCTGCACGCTTTGCAGAAACCATGTTTCCATCTCGACCAATAAAGTCATTAATTCCGATTGCAGAATCAATACGAACCTTCATAGCATTCTTGCCCTTTTCTTGGTAAGTCGCATTATCTTCAATGATCTTCATAAGAACAGGCCACTTACTATTTGCGGCTCCACTATTAAAATTTTCTACTTCATAAATATAAGAAACAGAAACTACATTTAGAGCATCTTCATCTACAGCAACCTGAATATCTCCACGAATATATTCAACACCTTTTGCAGAAACTCTTTTCTCTAGAGTATGACCAAAAACATAACCCTCTACGTGAACTGTGTTCTTAAAATTACGCATTAAATCCTCTTTCCTTTTGTTTTATTTATTAAATATAATTATATCATTTATCTTTTAATAGTCAAATTAATTTTTCTTAGAAGGATATCGACCACATCCGTATTCTTCTACACAATATTGTGTTTTATCGCATTTACAAACCATAATCATATCACAAAGAGTTTTCCATTCTTCTGAATAATCAGAAAGAGCATTAATAATATCTTGCATTAATTCACGATATTCTTTATATGCTCGATTACAAAGGCGTTGATTTGCCATATTTTCTAGAGTTCTAGCATTCATATGCACACTTGTTCCACTATGCATTCCAAGAGGAAGAATATTAGCAGCATCCTCTTTTGAAATACCTGCGGCAAGTAACTTTTTAAAATTTTCTTGAATTGTATTCATTGCCTCTATATAATATTGTGTTGTATCTACGTTTTCTGCAATAGCATCAGGAACATAATAAGTAAAATTAGAATAATCTATATATCTTGTTGACTCTTGGACTCGCGTAGGCGCTCCTCCAATGTGAGTATAAAATTCTCGAATAACTCTTGCGGAATATCCTTGAATCATGAAAAATGCATCTGCAAACTCAAGAACCCTACCATGTCCAGCTTTAATACAATTAACTCCACGCTTATAATTCTTTTTTTGATCTGACACATCAGATCCATAGCATAGACCAATCATTTTTCCAATAGTCGATATTGGATGTAAATTTGTTTCTTCCTGAATTAATATTTGACCCATTATTTTCCTATCCCTCGTACAATATTATAACCATTAACATCACTTTGATATAAACTAATAAAATATTTTTCTTTTGCATTTAATTCAGCAGAAGAACAAGGTTCAACTAATTCAAAAGCAAAATTTTGTATGCCATATTTTTGCATTGCTTGATATAATTTATTAGTAACACTAGATTCAGTTGCTCCAACACCCGCTTTAATGTGCTCTGAGAACCTATCTTTTATGTTAACACTCTGTCCAATATAACATTCTTTAGTTAAAATGTTCGTTATTTTATAAATACCACAAACTTTATCTGAAGTTTGTAATCTTGTTGCACAAAAATTATTCATTTTCTTCTGAATAAAGACACTCCATATTACTTTTCCAAGAGCAATTGGATAATTTAATTGATTGCGAAAATCGTTTAAAAGTTTTATATCATGAAGTTCTTGTGCGGAGAATGGTATACAAAAATCTTCTGGATTCTTTTCTAACTCTATTTCTTTTTTTGAAGCTTCAATTGCGGCTTTTCTAGTTGCTTTTAATGATTCAAGTTCGTTTTTTATTTTATCTTTTTCATTATTAATATTTTCTATTTCTTGATTGATCATATCAATTTTTTCGTCCGCAGTATTTTGATATTTCTCAACCTCTAAATCAATATTTTTTGTTAAATTATTAATAGTTTCATTTAACAAGTTTTTTTGCTTAGAATATTCATCTTCTGCTTTATTTATTTGATTAATAACTTGTTGCTCTTGCTCATTAAGAAAACAAATTTCAGATTCTAATTTTTGTTTTTCTTGGCGCAAAGGCTCATTATCAATATGCTCTTGAACTATTTTTTTATTTTTTCCAAAATAATAACTTATAATAACGCATATAATTATAACAATAATAAGTAAGAAAGAATTCATTATGCCATATTTTCTCTACTCTCTAATAAAAAAGGAGAGTGCTTAAAATCTAAACACTCTCCTTCCATTATTTGTTTTATTAAAATATATTAAGCAACATCCTCATCAGATTCAGATTCAGGCTTCTCCATGTCTGGATCAATATTTTCGCCAAGCGCAGTGCAACGGATAACTTTCTTCTCAATTCCATCAACTTCTACGCGCTCAACAAAGCCCTTCTTCTGTAGACCGGTAGCAATACCATTGATCTGACGAGCTGTGAACTCAAGAGCTTCAGCAAGATCATCTGCTGTCAGATTTGCTGCGGGATTATCCTGAAGATAACGAAGAACAGCAGCGGAATTTTCAGTAAGTAGACGACTCATATCTTTCTCCTTTTCTGGAATATTTTTATTCCAAACCGTGAGGGCCAATCCCTCTTTTTCTAATTAACAAAACATATTATATATTATTTTTTTTAAAAAAGCAAATTATTTTTTTATAGTTCATTAAGTTTACAATCTTGAGGATTTTTGTCTAATCTCATCCGCACAAAAAAAGGATGCCGCATAACATATTGATTATTCGCAATTCCAAATTCCATGCATTGAAACGAAGCTACCTTATTTAAATAATTTTCTGGGTGCTCTGCCATATCGGCTTTCATAAAATCAGTAATGCCCGATGATACCGTTCCTATTGGAATTAATTTACCATTATCATCGTAAGCGGATACCTCTACAGCATTTTTCCAATCAAAAAATGCGGCTTTTGTAATAGGAACACCATCTTTATCAATATAGGGCCAGTGTTCTGCATCTTTTCCAGCATAATAATATTCTGGATCAATTAATTTAGTAATAACTAAATCAATATCATCTTTCATTTTCTTTACTTTAAAATTATCCATTGGACGCTTATCAGGAAAATATTTTCCTGTTTTTAGCTTTGCAACAATTCCCTCTTTTCCTTGTGATAAAAACGTATTTAATATTTCGTTTAAATCTCCATCTTTATTTTTATCATACGCTTTAATAACATGAATATTGTCGTTATTAATATTAGAAAAATTTTCTAATATTTTTTGGTATCTCTGTTCAAATGAAGTATCTATTAGACTTTGATTTTCATATTGGATACAATCATGTATATAATAATGAATCCAGGGTAGTGTACCGTTTTTTTGGCGCCGGACAGCTTCGGGTCCCTTGCATCCCATAATTTTTGTGGCGTCGTTGCTATGCCCCCCGGGGTAAGCAATCTCACCAATAAGTGTTGTATTGTTGGGGACGTATTCTTCTGCCCAGCGCACAATATGTGGAACATTTTCTGCTTTATCTAGATAAAACTTTGTTACAGTAGAGGGAGAACGACCAAATAAATAAATCCGATCATCTTCTTTCATTAACTGAAACCAGGCGCCATCAATTTTTTCTTGAATTAAATAATTACCACTATTTAAACGTTGCTCTATAATATTTGGTGCCGGTTGTTTATAAATTTTCATAGCTGGTATTACGTCAATACCAGGAAATAAATCTGATCGCATATAATATCCTTTCGTTAATTGTTAAGGATATTATATATTATTTTTTTTATTTCGTCAATTAAATTTTTATGCCAACTCCATTACGATGTTGCCGCACTATTTTTTTGGCAGCATTGGGAAGTAAAACTTCTGCTTTAACAATGTATTCATTTTCTTTTAAATTCATTGCCTGTAAACCAGAAGCACTTTTTCCTTGTGCGGTAATCTCACTGGAATTAAAACAAATATAATGAGTATTAGATGTTAACATTACATCTTCTTCATCCAATAGAAGATAAGTAAGTAAAGAATCGCCCTCTTTCATCTTTAGTGCGGGAACACCTTTAAGATTGCGAGTAACTCCCATATAATCTGTTAGAAGTGTTTTCTTTGCTTTTCCATTTCTAGTAATAAACATTATATATTTATTTTTTATATTGTCAAGATCACAGATAAAAATAATTTTTTCGTTATCTTCTAGCTGTAAAATACTGCCTGCGGCAGCTCCTTTATCACGAGGTCCGCACATAGGAACGTCTTTACCTGTTAATCTATACACTTTTCCTGCATCAGAAAAAGCATAAAACATACTTAAAGTTGTAATTGGAATCGCAAAAAGATTATCTGTTAAATTCTTATACTGTGCTTTAGGAATATTTCTAAAATAACCATTTTTGGTCAAACAAACAACGACATCTTGAGGTATTTCTTTTTGTTTTTCTGCAGTAGCATTTCGCGCAATTTGTTTCTGCTCAATTTTAGTACGACGTGCATCACCAAATTTAGAACTTACCTCTTGGAATTTCTTAATCATTTCTTGCTTTAATAAATCTTCAGAATTAAGAATCGCTTCAACAATTGCAATTCGTGCAAGTAATTGATTTTTTTCTTCAATAAATTTATCAATTTCAAGCTTAGCCAAACGAGACAATTTCATATCAAGAATAGCTTTGGCTTGTTCTTCATCAATTTCAAGCAATTTTTGAAGATTAATGTTTGCTTCTTTGGTGCTTGCAGATCCTTTAATGATACTAATAACTTCATTAATATTATTAATGGCTTTAATAATTGCTTCTACAATTTTTAAACGATGTTTAAGATTTGCAAGTTCTTTTTGATATAGATTAATGTAAACTGTTTTTTCATGATTAAGATGCGCAAGAAGGGCTTCTCTCCAACCAAATACTTTTGGGAAACGGCCATCTTCAAGCATAGTCATATTAATACTATACGACTTTTGTAGAGAGGTATTGGCATACAAAAATTGTTTAATAAAATCTTGATCTATACCTTTATCAAGATAAATTTTAATACAAACATCTTCACCTGTAAGATCATTAATACCAATAATTCCTAATGCAGGATTATCTTCAACCAACTTCGTAACTTCCCCACAAATAGTATTAGTATAAACTCCATAAGGTAATTCTGTAACCGTTAAAGTATGTTCTTTTTTGTCGTATTCAATTGTAGCTTGAAGCACACAAGCATTACCTTTGCCAGCCTTCAAGCTTGCGGCAACCTCTGCTTTATTAATAATTGTAGCTCCAGTGGCAAAATCAGGATAGCATAAAATTTCATCATCAGAAACTTTATCATTTTTAAGCAATGCAATTAAGGCATTATTAACCTCGTTTAAATTAAACTGAGGAATACTTGAAGCAAGTCCGACAGCAATACCCGTTGACCCATTTACAATATTATAAAATCCAAGAGAAGACAATACCCTTGGATATTGTTCGGTGTCATCGTAATTATCTATCCATTCATCGATAGTAGCTTTATTCGTATCTTGTAATAGATAATTAGAAATTTGAGATAGACGAGAAGAAGTATAACGACTTGCCGCCCAATTGCCCGTTTCAGTTAATGTGCCATAAGAACCTTCTATCTCAATAAGCGGATAACGCATTGCAAAAGGTTGACCAGATCGCATGATGATACCTTCACAAGAAGCATCACCATGAATATAAAAACGCATAGCTGATCCAATAGCCTTAAGTGTTTTCTTAAAGGGCTTATCCGCAGTAAATTTGTCTGTAAAAAGACTATAATACACTTGTCGAGCAGATGGTTTAACACAATCTCGTACATCAACAAGAGCTCGTGATTGAATAACAGCTCCGGCATATTGAGTAAAAGATTGTTTAATTACATCTTCAAACTCTAATACTTCGTTCATATTACTCCCTTACTTGGCTGAAGTCGATTTTATTAAACACGAACTCTTTACGAGCAACGCCTGAGCTACCCATTAAATCTTCAAGTAACTTAATTGCTTGTTTAGTTGGATTAAGAACATCCATTCGTTGATTTTTACCAAACATAGATGCTTTAGCTTGATCCGCGCTTAACGAACCTAAACCCTTATTGCGCTGTACCTCGCCATTAATTGATCCACGAGCAGCATCCATCTCTTCATCAGTGAAATAATATTCTTCACCTTTCTTTGTTTTTACAATATAAAGCGGTGACCGCAACCAGCATAAACGTTGTTCTTCAATAAAATCAGGACAAAAATGTTGAAGTGCAGTTGCAATTAAAAGAGCAATATGATATCCGTCACTATCTGAGTCTGTACAAATAGCAACTCGGCCATAACGTAATTCTGTAGGATCATAATTATTCGGTGTAATATTAAGCGCTTTTAAAAGTAATTGAATTTCTTCATTTTTATTTAACTTTTCATCACTATTGGAAAAAGCATTAATCAATTTACCACGCAACATTAAAATTCCATATTTTTGCCTATCTCTTGCAACGGCCATGCTTGCGCCGGCTGACAATCCTTCTACTACCAAAAGGGTAGAATCTTGTCCAAGATATTCAGCATCCTTTAATTTATCAGGATGAAGAATTTTAATTTTATTAGTAGCTTTTTTAGTTTTTCCTTCTCGTACTGCTTCTCGAGCTTTTCTTGCGGCTTCTGCTGCTTTTCGCGCAATGATAGCTTTTTCTAAAATAACTTTACCTTCGTTTGGATTGTTATCCAACCAAATTTCAAGAGCATCACCAAAATTTGAAGAGATAAAACTTGTGTCAATTTTCGTAACGTTTGTTTTTACTTGTGCATCATACGCTACACCTTCTGCGGTAATATTACAAACAAGAATAAGTCCTTCTTGTAAGGCAGACCCTTCGAGATTTTTATCTTTTTCCTTAAGAATGCCTTGCTCTTTCGCCCATTTATTTAAAATTCTTGTTAAGGTACTTTTAAGAGAAGTAATATGCGGACCTGCCGTAGTTAATCCACAATTAACATAAACAACAATTTTAGAAGAACTTTTAGAAGTATATGTTAAAGCTAAATCTATTTTTTGCTTCCCTGTTGTTTTTTGAAGAACAAAAGAATTATTTAAAACTTCAATGTTATTTTCAATGTTCTTTTTTAGTAAATCTTTTATACCATTATTATGTTTAATCGGTTCGCCATTAAAAACAATAGTTAATCCAGGGCAAAGACAAGTAATATCTTCGCAAAAATCATAAAGTTTTTTCTCATTAACTTTTGGAGAACTAAAAAATTCTTCACTTGGTTGAAAAGTTACACGTGTACCGTTTGGAGGAATAGACTTTGTATATGCATATAATTCTCTTTTTTCAAATACCCCTTCTTTAAAATAAACTGTTTCAGTTAATCCATCTTTTGTGCTTGAAACAACTAACCAATGTGAAAGGAAATTTGTTAATTTTGCTCCAATACCATTTAAACCAATTGCGGTGCCTTCGTAAACTCCATTATCACGATATTTTCCTGAAGTGTTAATAACATCAAAAGAAGCTTGAAGAACAGTCTCTCCATCATCTCTTATTGTATTAATTGGGAAACCTTGTCCTTGATCGGTAATGCTTATTTTATCGTTATCTATTTGAATTTCAATTAAATTTCCGTGCCCAATATTATATTCATCAATTGCATTACCAAGAATTTCAATAGCCAATTGAGTTGCATCTGTAGTATCTCCAGCATACATTCCTGGCCTTAATCTAACATGTTCTAGTGGAGTTAAACTTTCAATAGAATCTTTAGTATAAGTATTATTCATTAGACTCCTTTCATCTACTTAAAATATTATACTATATAAAAAGATAACTGTCAATAATATCTTTAACCCTAGACCAATATTTAACTATATATAAATTTTTTGTTATTGTCAAATTTGACAATTAAAATTTTTAACACTATAGTTATTAAAGATTGAGGTAAAAGAAAGTATTTGACAAAACAACTATTTTTATGTTATAATATATTTGTAAAAAGATATGAAAGGACGTTAAAATGAGTAAACCAAATCTTACCCTGGCAGCTTTCTGCGCGAACCTCGCTCGAATTAATCTTGAAGACTATGTACAAATAACTCTTTATCTTCCTAAAGAAGAACCAAACGAAAGGGGCGATCAAGAAAGTAGATATGTAACGCTAAAAAACGGAGCTGATGGTCGAAATCTTGCTATTTATGGACAGTGGTATGTAACTTCAATTGATCTTTTGAGTGAAGATAAGGGATTCGATCTTCTGATAGAAGAGAATCCGCCTTATTAAGGAGATAAAATGTATAAAAGTTATACTCATGTAGAAGCACTTAATAAATATCCAGATTATCTTATTGGTGAAATTTATATTACTCCTAAGCTTGATGGAACTAATGCTTGTGTCTATTATGAGAATGGGGAAGTAAAAACAGGTTCTCGTAAGCGTGCAATTAATATTGATAGTGATAATGCTGGTTTTGCGCTTTGGGTAAAGACTTCTAAAAACGATGAAGCAATTGCTCTTCGTGACTTTTTTACTGATGAGTATGAAAACTGGATTATTTATGGGGAGTTTGGTGCGGGAAGCGTCGCAACTATTAAACGATATATTCCAGGAACAGCAAGCCAACTTTGGATTTTTGATGTATATAATATCCAAGAGCAAAGGTTTATTCCTCGCAAGGATTGGGAACCTATTCTTTCTAGAAAAGGGCTGAAAGAATGGATCGTTCCTATTATGGGAACTCTTGTTAATCCTACCATTGAACAAGTATCTTCTTATCTTGATCAAAATCATTTTCGTCTTGCAGAAAATGATCCTGAGCCAGGAGAAGGAATCGTTATTCGGAATGAAAAATATCGAGATCAATATGGGCATTATATTATCACAAAGATTGTTAGAGCAGAGTTTAAGAGCAACAAAGGAAGATCTCTTAAAAAGAGCACGGAAAAGCCTCAAAATTTAGAGGCAACTATTGTTGATGAATATATTGTAGAAGCCGATATTTTAAAAACTCAAGCGAAAATTGCGCTTGATTGTAAAACAGAAGAATTTGATATTAAATCCAATAAACAAATTGGAATGCTTTTAAATTATGTATATTGGGACCTTTTAACCGAAGAAATTCCTTATATTGTAACTAAACAATATAAGGGTTGTACTATCGATTTTAACGTACTACGCCATTATAGTGATAGGAAAGTTAGAAGTTATCTTTTTGGTTCAGAAAATTAAAATATATTTATTGTGGGAGATTGAATGCAAAATTTATATGATATAATTTCAAAAGAAGATAAAGAATGTATAACTCAGTGGATTAATTCATATGCAAATTGTTTTCCTGGTGATATTGATAAAATCCTTCAAAAGTGGAGTGATAATAAAAAGAAACTTTTTAAAGCTCTCGGCAAAAATCTAAGAATATCTTATCCTATTACTGTTAAAAAGGATGAAAAAATTTTTTATCGTGAGCTTACAAAAATATATCGTCCTTTGCCTGCGGACATTGACTTATCATATCCTGGATATTATCAAGGATATTATCAAGATTTAATAGAAGAAAATCACCCTTTTATTAAAGATTTATACGCATTTCTTTCAAAGAAATACGTAACAGAAAGTAACACAATTACTCGTTCAGAAATAAAGCATAATCTTCGTAGTTTTTCAAAGCTATTATCATATACTTATATTCAATCTAACACTTATACTGATTTTGATCTTGTTTTTTATAATGATAATCATAAAACTAAAACTATTAAGCGAAATGCTCGAGCAATTCGTGCTATTCAAGGCGTATTAAAATTTCTAAATTATGATAAAATGGAAAATTTTAATAAATGGAGAAACAGTCTTAGTGATCTTAATAATGCTCGTTATCTTAATTGCAATGTTGTTTTTAGTATTCATCCATTAGATTTTATGACCATGAGTGACAATACATGTAATTGGTCTAGTTGTATGGCTTGGCGCACAGGATCACATTCTGCAGGAACAATTGAAATGATGAATAGCAATAACGCAATAGTTGTTTATCTCGAGAGTCCTAAACCTTTTATTTGGAATGATCATCAGATTCCGAATAAAACTTGGAGGTGTTTACTTTATGTTCATAAAGACATTCTTTGTTTAGGAAAACCATATCCTTATTACCATAAAGAACTTAGTTTTGAAGTTTTAAAAATTGCACAACAGTTTTTAAAAGAAAATCTAAATTGGAAATATCAATATCAATATCAAAAATATGGCGATCTAAAAAGTTTTTATGGCAATGAAGATATTCGATTTAATGCTCAGGCGCATCGTCAACGTAGTCATAAAATTCTTCTATACACATATGGAATGTATGCGGATCTAGTAGAAGATAAAGAATCTGTCTATTGGTGTTGCCGCAATTGGGTTAAAGATGATTTAAAAATTTGTGTCTCTGGTCGAGCAACTTGTATGAATTGCGGAGAATACTTAGATGAAGATATTTGTGATCCAGATTTTGCGCAAACAAGTAGAAAATATTGTGTAGAATGCGAAAAAGAGCTTTGTCAAACTTGTAAAAATGTAAATTTCAAAGAAAAGCATTATAAGATCTTATTATATAAGCCTTATATAAGTTTTGATGCATTAAGACGTTATCCTCCTTCAACAGTATGTAAAGAATGTTTTGATAACGACATATTTTATGATAAGAATAATCATTTTTTCGTACATACAAATGATATAAATATGTATGAAAGAAAAATAAAAAGTTCTGATAAGGAAAATGCGCCATTATGGATTCACGCAGTAGAGATGATAGGGAGTAAAGAAGTTGTTCAATGTTAGCTTACCTTATAAATATGATCATCCTTTAATGAATGAAATTTCTCAATTTGATATTAAGTATAATAAAAATAAAAATAATTTTGGAAAACTGATTAATTTTGTAGAACAATATCCAGACAAAAGAATTAATATATCTTTGTCTTCTCCTGAAGATTTAGAT